CGCCCCGCCAGCGCCGAGACAAGCCGCTGACCGAGACGCAAACCGGATGGCTGCGCGACCTCGCCGACATGTTCGCCGAGCCCGGCAAGGCGGTGGAAAGGGCGCCGATCGACGGCATGGCGCCGACCCTCACGCTGTCCCGTGCCGAAGTGCGGGCGGGATTCCGCGTGAGGGGGCGGTTCACGGCCGAGGCTCACGCGAGCCTCACGGATAACGACAGGCGCAAGCTCACCGACACGCTTAACCTGTTGAGAGATCGCGGGAAGATCGGCATGGCCGCCGATTTCGTGTGGTTGACGTGAGCCGCGTGAGTTTGCGTGAGACGATCGGCCGGCATCACGAGCCGCGTGAGCCGCGTGAGGGTGTGTCTTTAGACACCCTCACGCGGCTCACGCACGCAGCCCCGGCCCGTCGCCGAGGCCCTGGAATCCATCGCCCAACGGCTGCGTCACCTCGCCCCCAACCACCGCGACCCCCACCACTTCCACGAGGCCAAGAGCGAGTTGGTGGCCGAGCTGCGGCTCCTGGCACGGAGGGCGACGTGATGCAGGCGCGCGGCTTCCACCCCTCCGACGACAACGAGGCCGACGCCCTGGCCCTGCTGCTGTGCGCGACCTCCAGCACGGGAGGGCGGGCATGAGACTGCACGGTGCACCGCGGCCGCCGCGCTCCTGCCTGGACCTGGGGCGCACGCCGACTGACGGCACGACTCTGGACGCCATGCGGCGGCAGGCGTGGCAGCAGCACGGCGTGGCCGCGCTGACCATCTCCGAGATCACCGATCCCTGGCTGCGCCAGGCGATCATCAACGACGCGACACGCCGGTGGGGACGCCGGCAAGGAGGACATGATCATGGCTGTTAAGAACCGCGGCGAGAGCACTGGGGTTACACTCGCGGATTTGTCCAAGCCGTCGCCGTGGCGGCGGCAGCACGGCGGCATCAGCGTAGCCGTGCGCGGTGCCGATCCGGACACCGGCACGCCGGTACAGCACCATCGCGCGGCCGACACGCTGGGCATGATGCTCAACCACGGCACCATCACGCCCGAGATGCACGAAGCCGGCAGCATCCCCCGGACGCAGTTCCGCTCGGCATCGTTCGACGGAATGCGCACGACGCAGCTGATCCGCATGCCGCGCGGCCATGGCGACACCCAGACTGAGCGCCAGGTCGGCGCCCGGCACAAGGTCGCCGCGGCGATGGACGCGGTAGGTGGCATGGACAGTCCCAGCGGCTCGTGTCTTTGGCACGTCGTCGGCCTGGAATGCTCGGTCCGCGAGTGGGCGATGCAGCGCGGCTGGAACGGCAGGCCGGTTCCGCCGCCGCAAGGCCAGGGCATCCTGGTCGCCGCGCTGGGCATGCTGGCCGCGCATTACGGGCTGCTGTCTCGACCGCGAGCAACGTAGCGACGATGTTGATCCTGTAGAAATGAATGCGCGATGCGTAGTAGAGCGTAGAGGTTCATAATGATTTCGTGTTGCTTTCTGTAAATCACTTGGGGTATGGTGTGCATGCATCAAAGAGGTGGCGCGGCGAAGCGGCTCACCAGCCACTGCGGCTCACCAGCCATTTCATTTCGATCCCAGGGTCCTCCCTGGTCCGGAACGTTGCGGGAAGCAATGGCGCGTAACGTCGCTTGCGCCAGTTCAAAATTATGGTCCGCAGTGCGCACCCGGCGCCCGCGAGACCGCAGAAATCCGCCATCTCTGGCTGCGCACCATCCCCGCATGGTACGCACTTCCCTCAATCTGGATACCCCGATGACCCTCCCCTGGATGGCGGCGAAGATCGTGCTGCGTCCGGTGGGCGAGCTGCGCGCGCACGCCGGCAACGCCCGGATGCACGCGCCGGGGCAGATCGAGCAGATCAAGGCCAGCATGCTGGCGTTCGGCTTCACCAACCCGCTTCTGGTAGACGAAGATGGCGTGCTGATCGCCGGCCACGGCCGGCTGGACGCGGCGCAGGCGCTCGGCATGGCCAAGGTGCCGGTGATCGTGCTGCGGCATCTGTCGGCCGGCCAGAAGAACGCGCTGCGACTGGCCGACAACCGGATTGCCGAGAATGCTACCTGGGATCAGGCGCTGCTGCGCGATGCGCTGGCCGGATTGCAGGAGGCCGGCGAGGTTGACCTGCTGGCGATCGGCTTTTCCGCCGATGAGATCGGCGCGATCCTGGCCGCCGCGGAAGAAGCCGTCGCCGATGGCGATGCAGCGGCAGAGCCGGAAGGCGCCGGCGGCGAGGGGGGCGCTGGTGCCGAACCGGACCCAACCGCCGACCACGCAGAAGCCGACGACCCCGCCGACGCCGAGCCGGAGCCGCCCCGTGCGGCGGTGACGCGGCCCAGCGATCTCTGGCTGCTTGGCGAACACCGGCTGCTCTTCGATGATAGCACAGATGCCACCTGTGTCGTGCGTGTCATGGGCGGCGAGAGCGCCGCGCTTTTGTTCACCTCGCCGCCCTATGGCAGCCAGCGCAACTACACCACCGGCGGCATCGGCGATTGGGATGTGCTGATGCGCGGCGTGTTTCAGCACGCCGGCGACGCGCTCGCCGAGGACGGCCAGGTGCTGGTCAATCTCGGGCTGACCCATCGCGACAACGAGTGGCATCCCTACTGGCAGGGCTGGATCGAGTGGATGCGCAGCATCGGCTGGCGGCGCTTCGCCTGGCATGTCTGGGATCAGGGCCCTGGCCTGCGGGGAGACTGGAACGGCCGCCTCGCCCCATCGTTCGAGTTCCTGTTCCACTTCAACCGCCAGGCCCGCCAGGCCAACAAGATCATCCCCTGCAAGTGGGCCGGCGATCCGCTGCTGATGTCCGGCCTGCGACGGGCGGACGGAACGATGAGCGGCAACTCGCACGAAGGCCGGCCGATCCAGAACTTCCGCATCCCCGACAATGTCGTGCGGATCACCCGGCACAAGGAGCGCGGCATCGAGGTCGAGCACCCCGCGGTGTTCCCGGTGAAGTTGCCGGCGTTCCTGATGGAAACTTACGCCAATGCCGGCGATCTGGTGCTCGAACCCTTCTCCGGCTCTGGCACCACCATCCTTGCGGGCCAGCGAACCGGGCGCCGTGTGCGCGCGATCGAACTGGCGCCAGCCTATGTCGATCTGGCGATCGCGCGCTGGCGGCAAGTGCATCCCGATCTGTCAGTGACGCTGGATGGCGACGGACGGGACTATAACGCCGTGGCAGCAGAACGCGCCAAGGTGATGGAGGCCGCCGATGCAGCCTGAAATCGCCGTCGTGTCCGTCCCGGTGGCATCGCTCGTCCCCTATGCCGCGAACGCTCGCACCCATTCGGATGCCCAGGTGGCCCAGATCGCCGCGTCGATCGCCGAATTCGGCTTCGTGAACCCAGTGCTGGTGGATACCGCCGGCGTCCTGGTGGCCGGCCATGGCCGCGTGCTGGCGGCCAAGCGGCTCGGCCTGGCATCGGTGCCGGCGATCCGGCTGGCACACCTCACCGAGGAACAGGCCCGCGCGCTGCGGCTTGCCGACAACCAGATCGCGCTGAACTCCGGTTGGGATGAGGCGCTGCTGGCCGCAGAACTCGCGCGCATCCGCGACGAGGGCGTGGTCGATCTCGATGTGCTTGGCTTCTCCGGGCTGGAACTCGACCAGTTGCTTGCCGCGGCCGATGGCGGCGACGATGCCGCGCTGGATGAAGCGCCGCCGCTACCTGCCGTGCCGGTCAGCCGCCCCGGCGACCTCTGGCGCTGCGGCGATCACCGCGTGCTGTGCGGCGACGCCACCAAGCTGGACGACGTGCAGCGCGCGCTCGGCGATGGGCGCCTGGCGGACATGGGATTCACAGACCCGCCCTACAATGTTGCATATGAGGGTGGAACGGCGGCGAAGATGACCATCGCCAACGACGCGCTGGGCAGCTCTCGGTCACCAAGGGCGCATGTTCCGTCTGCATGTCATCCTCGGAATGGCCGACGATGCAGCGGGTCTGGCTGGAGGCCGGCGGCAAATTCTCCACCGCGATCATCTGGGCCAAGGACCGCTTCTCCCTCGGCTGGGGCGACTACCACCA